GTCCGCCCTCCGCTATAAGATCGCCAAGTTGTTGAAGACTCCGTGCTGGTGCTCGTAGAGAAGCAGCGGCCTCTTGCCCGCCGGTCTGAGGAACTGTACGTGCGGGAGCCGGAATAGCGCCAACTGAAGTACCTGGATCTGTCGTTCTAGGAACCCTAGGAGCCATGAGTATTATCCTCCAAAACCGCCGGCCTGCGACCCGAAACTAATCAAACTACTTGCGATTCTAGAACGTGCAGCAAACTTAGCTTGCCTGCCTGCGAACTCTGCCATGCGCGCGTCCGCTTCAAAGTTTGCCGCTCGAACTAGGTGCATCCATGCAGCAAGTTCGGCTTGCTCTTCAATATCTGCGACTGCTTCTGCCCCTACCCGTGCTGTATCGGACACGAGAGTCGCTGCGCTCCCCTCGCTAATCACTACACCAGAGGCTGCTAGAGCCGCTTCCTGAGCACCTATGAATTGTGCTGTACTGGTCTGAGCCCGTTGAACCGTTTTCTGACTTTCAGTGAAGGTACGTGCGGCTGCTTTCTTAGAAATCTTCGCGTTTTGTCGTAAGATTGACGCTTGGACTCCGGCTAAACGGGTTGCTGCCTTTCCCTCTTGAATAGCACCAACAATCTCTAGTCCGGTCCCAGCCGCTTGACCAAAAAGACCAATACTTTGTCGGCCTTCAGCCGATCCAATCCTCGCAAGCAGACTAGGCTGCTGTGGGGTAAAACTCGCGGTACGAGGATCATTTACCTGAAATGTTGCGCCGTGTCCCATAGTTTAACCCAAGTCTCCGAATTGTACTTCGGGCACCACAGCAAGAATCGTCATTGGAAGAGGGTCTTTCTGTCTCATAAATATCCGTCCGTCTACATTCCAACTTGGTGCTAAACCTATCTCTTTATCACCAGTAAGAAGATTTGTCGGTTCCCCGATATTCTCAAATTCTCGCTGCTTCATCTCAGTAAGATTAGCTGTATCCGGGCCGATCAAAAGCCCGCGAGAACGTGTAAAGCGAATTGTAGTTCTCGCAATTTTCTTCAGCACACCTTGGACCGTTTGTGTACCCGGAGCCTCCAGAGCCAACGTTTCTACGTCAGAGATAAAGGGTAAACCAATATGAATCCTGCTGAACTTTCTTGGCAATGTCAATGCACCAGTCGCTCCTACAGTCTGCTGTGGTAGAACATTTCCATTTGCGAGAATAGCCACCTTTGTATTTGCCAAATGAAACAAGCCAGTTATAGCCGTTATTGCGAGTCGAACATTTCCGCCTGAGACGTACGCATTGAACGCAGAGCCGTCTATATCGAGGCCAGTGTCAATCGACTTCAACGTGAAATCGTTTGCTGCAGCATTCGCTACTTCAAAGCGACCATCATTCAATTGGTCCGGTTGTGTCTCATTAAAATCTGCATCGACATCAAGCACCCAAATAATATCCGAGATGTCAACTTCGTCTCCGTTCACGAACGAGTGTCCGGTAATCGTAATCTTGACCGGATCCGCTTCGTCTACGTCTTCAATAACGACGGGGGTGTCAAACGATAAACCGCTATCAACAAAGAAGGAGTCCCGAACATCTTCAAACTCACGGTCATGCGTTCGCTCTATTAACCGAACTGTGTTCCCGTCTATTGTCCGTTTGACAATGAAATAGCCGGCGTCTATCAAATCACCAATCGAAGGTTGGATGACTGCGACACTCTCATAGCTTCCAGCCGTATCCCAATGCGCCCAAGCAATGACTTGCTGCTCTGCCTCAAATGACAAGACCAACAATTCACCGTCGTCACGGACAACGTATATTAAAGATTCTGGCTTACGAGCATGATCCCATTCCACTAACGAACGGTTTCGTAGCAAATGCGGGATTAGAAGAGACAGATTATTTGACTCAAAGCCGCCTAAACGTTGATTCGAGAACGCCAGAGTCCGAACACTAAGACCAGGATCAACTAGAAACAAAACGGTAGCACCAACAACTATAGGACGAGGTTGAGCAGTACCCCAATTAGATTGAAACTTTTGATTGAGCGTTGCAGCCGTAAATCCTACATCTGCCCCACTGAGGACCAACCACTCACTGCCGCTCGTAAACTCCAACAACTCATCTAGGGACGTATAATGTCGAATCTGATTCACTTCGCCAGAAGGCAATGTCGCCGTAATGGCGTCACTAGCTCTAGATGGAACCGCTACCGTGAAGTTGTTTACGGCTCCGATCTTGGAATAGAATGATGTATCAGGTTTATTATTCGATCCTCCAAATACTCGTCGCTGCTCATGTGATCCGACTGCACCGGGAAAATTACCTGCTGCAAAGAACGGATTGCGTTCCTGCGGAGGCGTTATTGAAAGATCCACTGTGATCTTTGCACTGTCATCTTCAAATGACAAAGCTTCTGTTTCGCCCACGAAACCGTAGAGTCCGTTGTCTTCACGAAACACCGAATAGAACGATGCGTTGGTTACTACCGTCCAAGAAATATCATTTTCAAACTTGGTGCTTGAAACCGGAGTAATATGGAATGCCTGCTTCATCACACCACCGGAAGTATAAGTAGCAAAACTTGTGCTGTCTATATCGCGTAATGTGAATTTAGTGGTGTCTACAAAGTTGACGCGAAAACGTCGATTGTTTAATTCGACCATCCCGACGACGCCCGTGATCTCGATTTCATCTCCGTCGTCAAGTCCGTGCGCGAGAACCATTGTAACCTCTGCCGGATTCGCATTTGTAATAGCCGAAATCGAAAATCCAGGAGCCGCCCCCTCAAGCTGAACCAAGCCGGCACTGTTGTATAGCGTAAAACCTGAAGTGTCTACGCCTATCGTGAATTTAGTAGTGTCTACAACGGTGATAGTAAACGTGGTATCATTTACTTCAGTCATTCCCACAACAAAGTTAATATTGACTTTATCTCCGTTGCTAAGACTATGCACCAGCGTAGTAGTAACCCGTCCCGGATTCGCCTGTGTAATGTCCGAGATGGCAAGTGGAGGAGCCGCAGCGATACCAGGCAAACTCTCTTCACCGTCTTCGGATGTAGCAGTAACTTTGTACTTAGCTGTTTCAGTACCAGTCACTCGTGGCTTGGTGGTTACTACTCCAGGAGGCGCTTGCGTAGGAGCAAATGTGATGGTCGTCAAAGTCCAATTGTCCACTGCGAGACGTTTTAGTTCTCTAGATTCATGGTTTGGATGCACCAACGTCATCACGTCTGCAGTCTGTGAATACTTGATAGCCCTAAGTTCCGCTTCCAGATAAGGCGTTACCAGCGTAAACAAGCGGGCGGCAGTACCGCCTGACGTATACGCCGTAAAACCTGTCCCGTCAACATCAACACCTGTCACCTGACTCTGGAGAGAAAATGTAGTGGCGGTAAGGTTGGTGACGCTAAAGCAAGTCCCCGAAATCTCTATCATGCCCCCAATGCTAGCGAGAAAGACATGATCGCCCGTACTAAAACCATGAGCCGCTGAAGTTGTAATAACGACCGGATCAGCCTGTATCGCCCCGGTAACAGTCTTAGTTGATTCAAGAACGTGCGCATCATTACGTATAATTCGTATGTACAAGTCCCCCACTTCAATAATATGCGTGTCCGTATTTTTGAATTGGAACGGAAGTAATCGCGCCTGTTTTGTATGAGTCTTAGTTGGACCTATGAAAGTCGTACCAGGGCGATTACTTACTCCCCCATACGTATGAATAAACACATTTCTCGCTGTCCGCAGGGCAAGCTGATACGCTTGCGTGTCTACTCGACCAAACAAGTCAGGCGCAATTTCGCCTCGGCTAAACGCTGGTTGAATCAGCCTAGGCATTATCTATTCCTAATCCAATCCGCATCACGCGGAGGAGGTTGAGTCTGCTCATTTCCATCAACCGCAGCAGCACGATCAAGTACTAAAAAGAAAATCTTCAGTTGGTCCGTTGCAGCCTCTCTTCTGTTAGTCAACGTAAAGGCAATCTTAGAAGCTAACGCGCGTGAATGTGCTTCTATAAACAACTCTGTAAACAGCGCAGTGTTTTCTTGGTCAAACGTGTAAACCAGTTTTGCTTCTTCGAGGTTAGTCAAAATAGATTTAGTCCCGTCTGTTGAAATCTCTACTTCATAAGGAACCGCATCACGTTGTAGACCAGTAAGTTCGTCAAAGGTACGACCGAAAAAGCCTGCGGAGCGCACAGGGATTCTTGGATTCTCTATGGCGCGCGCTTTAAGACAATCTGATGGATACTGGTAACGAAACTTCCACACCCCATCAGGCGCATCATCGCCGTGCAGCGCAAGCGTGATCCGCTTACGCGCATGATTCCAGTTAAACGCCTCTAGTGTCTGCTTGCGCGCAAAGTCGTACCAAAGATTGACTTCTTTAGCTTCGTTGCTGTTTTCCGTAAGCGACTCAATCCGCGAGCGTGCCCCGATATGAGATAACGCCATGCGTCCAATCACCACAGGGGAAATCGTGGTTGTCATTATGCTCTTCCCTTTAAGTAAACAATTGCACGTTATTCGTACTTCTTGGGACGGCCTGGCTTACGCTTGAGAGGCCTAGATTCTTCCTCTGTCGCGGTATCCTTCGCTTTGCGGTTCGCTTCAGCTTCGGCCTGACCAGCCGCTCGCTCTAAATCGTGTTCGTGCAGAGCAGGACTGCGACGTTCCGGTTTAGGAATCGGCAACTCTCCTTTTTTGAGTTCAGAAATGTCTTCGATGATTTCAGCCGTCTTTGGCAACTTCATGCTGTCAGGAACTTCATGGACTCCTTTACGGTACATCTGTCCGCCAACGCTATGCCCCGCCCGCAACTGGACTCTTTCTCCAGGCGCAAAGTATGGATGTTTGAAGCGCACCAGCATAAAGTCTCCGTCTCCTTTGTTAGAGAGAACCCGAGAGGTAACAAAATGTTACCTCTCGAATTCCCGTTTGTTACACGTCACCGACTTTGATGTAATAGATTGTCACTGTTCCAGACACCAGCACAGACGAGGTTGCGTCGTCATCAATATCAGCCGCATCAATCAACACGTTGACATTAACATCCTCGTTCAAGAGCAAGGCAGGAGTAGCGTCACTCTTAACTTGCAAACCAGTTTGTGCAAACGCCGCCATAACAACAGCAGTGCCCGTACAGTAGTCATCATCTGCAGCATCGGTTCCAAAAGAGTCTGCATCTGCCATTATCACAGTCCCGATTCCAATGTCTCCCTCTGGAGTACCATCAGTAAAGTCAGCCTGTTGTGCAGAAGCAACCGAAATTGAAAGAGTCGCAAACGTGCCCATGTGCAACATACGTCCTGTTGGGAAGGTATAAATTAACGCGCCCCCAATACCTGCACCAGTCGTAACGCTAACACAAGGGACAACCAAATTCGTCAGTGTAATAACCGTCTTGTGCATCACACCGACTTGTTCATCCGGTGCAACCGTAGCTGTTGCGCCCGTACCCGCCGCATCTAGTTCAATCGGCAGTTCTACCAGATTGTTCCCTACCGTTTTTACTGGAATACCCATATTCGTCCTCTCTTGGTATGGTCCCGGCCACGAATTACGTAGCCGGGACTACACTACAGGTTAGTTTGAAGCGTCAGGATACGACTTCCACGCACCACCCACATCAGTAGTGATGAACGCGTTAATCGCTCCCGCCGTGAGAGCAGTCGTGATCGTCTCCTGCAGAATGCCCATGAACCGCTCGTACTCCGGGATTCGCCCAGGAAGGGGCATCACGATACGAGCACCAGCCACCAGTTCAGCAGCCGTGAAATCATGCGTGGTGAAATGCTCCGTAGCAGTTCCGTCCACTGCAATTGCAGCAACCGAGTCGGTTACGACATGGAAGCGCACTGCTCCACTGGCTTGAGCTATCGCCGTAGAGACGGTAATGACAATGTAAACCGGATTGCCACCACCACCACCTAGGTCCGGGTTAGCAGCCCCGAGGACCACTCCCGCACTGTCAAGAGCCCGAATGTCAATAACATCGCCAATAAGAAAGCGTGCCGGAGCCCCGGTATTCAACGCTACTGCATCAGCGAATTCGCCTCTTTCGTCCATCAACATAGCATTCTCCTTTGTTCAAGTACACGGTTAGGACTAGACCACCCGAGCTTCGTCAGCGGACAACTGATCCACGCGCCGAAGGGGAATCCCCTGGAACGTAGTAGACATCCGTCCACCAACCATCTCAACCCCCAACGTCGAACCCTGTACCGAAACAGCGGTTTGCTGTTGGAGCGTGGTCATGATATCCCGGCTCATGTAGAACGAGGGACGACCCATCGCCATGTTCGGGATCAAACGCATTGCCTGGAACATCAGGCTCGGTAGGTTCGCGCCAGTCGCAAAGGTGCCGTTATTGAAGATGATCGCCAAGTCAGACTTGTCGATATTCGCAATACGGACAACAAAGCGCCAGTCACGCACCGTCAGACCCGCATCCCAGCGGTAGTGAGTCCGGTAGGCTTCCATACGCCCACCCGCACCGTCCACGTCTTCGATGGTCACTTGACCCTTGTCATTCATCTGGATGCCCGCAGTGCTGCCTTTCGGGATAATCCCGTGGACAGTATTCGGACCCCACACGACTAGCCAGATTGAACGGTTATCCGTGCCCGTTCCCAGCGCATCGATGATGTTGTCAGCGTTCTCAGCCGACAGATCATTAAAGCGCGGGCTCAAGCCCGTAAACGCCTCAGGCTCCGTGCCTTCGTTACCGAAGAACAAAGTCTGAGCAACCTCTTGGTTCAAGCCCTCAATGTGAGGCCGATCCTCTGAGAGCCGGAAAGCCGACGTGTTACCATTCAGATCAGCCAAAGCCTTGTCAACTTCAGCGTATGCTTCTAGCATACCAGTGTTATCTGTGATCTGGACAGTGGTGCTCTTCGTAGGCTGCACCCCTCCGTACAGTTTCCTCCAGGTAGGCACGGGGATACCGGACCTGACCGTAGTCCTATGACCAGTCGGTAGGTTACCTTCCACCCATGTCATATCCATGAGGATCTCGTTCGTCTCATTCAAGATTTCCGCCACCGCTGCAATCTTGCCATCCGGGTCAAGCCGTTTCGCCAGATCGAGCAGGGTAGGATTTTGGGACGCTAATGTTGCCATGACTTACACTCCCTCGTTAGGTTATTGCTGATTAGGGAACATGATCTTGGCGAGGTCTTTCGGACCATCACCCGAACCAATCCCACTTGTGGGCATACCGTCTTCGCCCATTGCCTTACCAATACGGAACAGCATGCGAATGAGACGAGGGTTATTTCCCATACCCGTCGCCACTAGCTCTTCCGTTAACTGCTCCCGTTCCTCCTTCGGTACGAAGTGGTCGAGAGGCTTCATGGCAGTGACGATGTTCTGATCGAAATCGACTCCGCCGTATTCCTTGTCTTCACGCGCGTTTTTCTGCCAGCCGTCGTTCATCTCGTTCCAGGCTGTTTCCTGAGCCTTCTGACGAGACGACTCGTGCTTTGCTTGAAAATCTACCAGCTTCTGCGCCTGATCC